AGGAAGACACAGATGAAGAGATCGTTGAAGACAATACTCCTAAGCTCAGCCTTAGTGAGCGTTTCCGCAGCAGTAAGCGCACAAGAGACTAACTACGAGCTAACTGGTCAAGAGAAGATTGACATGCTTATCGCTTCTATTGGCGATATTCAGGATCGTATCACTAACAGTGGTGTTATGACTGTAGGTGCTGTAGGTTATGCTGCTATCGGTGGTGTGATTAACGATGATGCACTTAGTGAGGGTATCATTACTACAGATGAGCTAGGTGCATACCTAGAAGCTAAAGACCTTGTACTGCAACATGACTATGCCATTGCTAGTACAGCTGAGCAGTTGTTTATGCAGGAACATGCAGCCAACATGAACAGCTTGAACACTGCAGTAGATAACCTGACTGCTGCTACAGCTGTAGTTATGACAGCAGTTGAGGTAGCTTCTATTGCATCTGAGGCAGACACTAAGCCTGAGCAGGTTGAGCTACAGGGTATGCTTGAGACAGACGCATATAGCTTAGACGCTGCTGAGGTTAATGAGTACAACGAGGCAGTAGCAGCTGTAGAGACTTTTGCTCAACAGGCTGGTGCTTTCATGGCAGCGGCTAACAACGATGAACTTACTGCTACTGTAGACAACTACGCTGCACAGGGTAACTACATGGTTGGTAGCTACACAGCTATCACATATACACAGGCTATTGATGAGTTTGTTATCACTTGGGATGACTCAGGTTTTGGTACAGGCTTCCAGGGTTACTTGACACCTGAAATGAAGAATGCTACAGAGATCTACGCAGCAGGTGAATACATTAATCAGTACGGGGCAATGCCAACACAATGATGGACTTTGAGTTTAGCGTAGGTGGATACAACATTAAGGGCTGGATGGTTGCTGTGGCACTTCCAGTTCTTTCTACAGTTGCAGGTGGTGTGTATTGGTCTTATGATACACTACAGCGTTTCTACGGTGTAGAGGCTGGCATTGCAGAAGTTGTAGATAAGTCTGCATCCTTCGATGTTAAAGCTGGTAGCTTAGACAAACGTGTTACGTCTGTAGAGACAGTAGCCCAGCGCAATCTTACAGAGGTTAACAACAACCTTAGTAGTGAGATTGTAGCACTAGACTCTCTTCTAATAACTAAGTCGCAGGAGCTAGAGGCTAAGCTTGTATCTCGTATTCAAACACTAGAGCAAGCTATTGCAGACAACGATGTACGTGGGTTGAACCAGAAGCTTGCACAGCTAAGCACAAACATGTCACAAATCTTAGAGCAGCAGAAGGTGCTTTTAGACTTGCGTAGCCAAGTGGATAAGGCTACAACTATTACAGATGGACTAGGCGATACGCTAGATACTCTACAGACAGAAGTAGATGATATTTGGAAAGCGTATGATGAGCTAGTCGATAATCCTCTATAAGGAAATACTATGGCTAGAGCATTAACAGAAAAGCAACAGCGCTTCTTAGAGGTACTCTTTGATGAAGCTAACGGTGATGCAGTAGCAGCCAAGAAGCTTGCAGGGTATGATCCTGCTTCAAGCACGGCTGCTATTGTTGAGGCTCTCAAGGATGAGATAGGTGAGAAGACACGCACTTACTTTGCACGTGTTGCTCCTAAAGCTGCTATGTCTATGGTAGGTGCTCTGTATGATCCTACTGAGCTAGGCATTAAAGAGAAGATGATAGCAGCAAAAGACTTGCTAGATCGTGCAGGACTTGGTAAGGTAGACAAAGTAGACGTAACATCTGGCGGAGGCATCTTCTATCTGCCACCCAAAGAAGGTTCAAACGAATAATACCTGAGAGAGATTTAGGGTTCTGGCAGTTACCGTTACCGCCAAAGAACCACAACAAGAAATGGCACACCATAGTCAGAGTAACTAAACGTATACCTTTTGGCTATGAACTGCACCCCGATAACGATAAGTTACTCGTACCCATTGAATCTGAGTTAGAAGCTTTAGAGCTTGCTAAACGACACCTTAAACAGTATAGTTATCGTGCAGTAGCACACTGGTTAAGTAAAGAGACAGGCCGTGAAATAGGCCATACAGGTTTAAAGAAAAGAGTTGAGATTGAGCAAAGACGTAGAAAAGCAATTGCGATTAAACGCAAGCTTGCCAAGTGGCTCAAAGAAACCCTTGCGGAAATTGAGAAACTTGAAACAAAAGGGGTCGGGGCATACGCAGAAATTGACAAAGACAGTTGAAGCAGTCGCCACCCCCAAAGTAGAGACTGTTCCTGCACAAGTCAAAGCACCTGAGTATGATGTAGAAGAGGCTCAGGATGTAGTATTCAAGCCGAACCCCGGCCCCCAGACTCACTTTCTTAGTTCTTCAGAACGTGAGGTTCTATATGGTGGCGCAGCTGGTGGTGGCAAATCCTACGCTATGTTGGCTGACCCGCTACACGGTTTGAACGATCCTAACTTTAGTGGCCTACTTGTACGTCACACAACAGAAGAACTAAGGGAACTAATACAAAAGTCTCAGGAGTTGTACCCCCGTGCTGTACCAGGCATTAAGTGGTCTGAGAGAAAGTCTCAGTGGATCTCACCTAGAGGTGGTCGCCTCTGGATGTCATACTTGGATAAGGACACAGATGTTACACGTTATCAAGGTCAGGCTTTTAACTGGATTGGATTTGACGAACTTACTCAATGGACTTCACCTTACGCTTGGGATTATATGAGGTCACGCTTGAGGTCTGCACATTCTAAAGACCTAGGCTTGTATATGAGAGCAACAACAAACCCCGGAGGAAGCGGTCATGCTTGGGTTAAGAAAATGTTTATTGATCCTGAAAGAGCAGGTAAAGCTTTTTGGGCAACGAACATTGAAACTGGTGAAACAATTACCTTCCCTAAAGGACACAGCAGAGAAGGTCAGCCCCTATTTAAACGGCGCTTTATCCCAGCTTCGCTCTTTGATAACCCGTACTTGGCAGAAGCGGGAGACTATGAAGCGATGCTTCTCTCTCTTCCTGAGCATCAGCGCAAGCAGCTTCTTGAAGGTAACTGGGATATTAATGAAGGTGCAGCTTTTCCAGAGTTTGACAGAAAGATACATGTCGTGGACTCATTCGAGATCCCTGACTCTTGGGCAAAGTTTAGGGCTTGCGATTACGGTTATGGTAGTTACACTGGTGTTCTCTGGTTTGCTGTAGCCCCTGACGAACAAGTAATTGTGTACCGTGAGATGTACGTCTCTAAAGTCACAGCTTCTGATCTAGCAGGTTTAATCTTGGAAGCAGAAGCAAAAGATGGTACAATAAGATACGGGGTGCTGGATAGTTCTTTATGGCACAACCGTGGCGACACTGGGCCTAGCTTGGCAGAGCAGATGAATCAAAAGGGATGCCGCTGGCGTCCATCTGACAGGTCAAGAGGCTCACGTGTCGCGGGTAAGAACGAGATACACAGGCGTTTAAAAGTGGATGAGTTCACGGATAAGCCACAGCTTGTATTCATGAACAACTGTACAAATACTATTGCACAGATTCCTAGTATTCCTCTGGATAAGAAAAACCCAGAAGATGTTGATACTCACGCAGAGGATCACTTGTATGACGCTCTAAGATACGGTATTATGACACGTCCACGTAGCAGCATATGGGACTACAACCCAGCAAAACAACGCACTGGTTTCCAAGCTAGTGATCCAAACTTCGGGTATTGATAATGGCAGAACAAGAAGAAATGTTTGAAACAGATGAAGTCGTAGCTGCTGAAGACAGTACGGATAGCATCTTTGAAACTAAATCAAGTGTAGTAGCATTTGTAGCTGAGCGCTATAAACGTGCAGAAGATGCTCGTTATGCGGATGAAGAGCGGTGGCTTAAGGCATATCGCAACTACCGTGGCTTGTATGGTAAAGATGTACAGTTCACTGACACTGAGAAGTCTCGTGTTTTTGTTAAGGTTACCAAGACTAAGACACTTGCAGCTTATGGTCAGATTGTCGATGTACTGTTTGGCAATAACAAATTCCCTCTATCTGTTAACCCTTCCGTACTACCAGATGGTGTATCAGAATCTGTACATATTAATCTAGACCCTAACGCTAAAGCTGCAGGATCTGCTCTAACGGATGTAATGCAGACACAGGCAGCACAGCCTTACTTGATTGGCGGCGATACAAAACTGCAACCAGGTGAAACTCTAGTTGACTTAGCTAAACGGTTAGGCCCACTCTCAACTAAGCTCGAAGCTGTGTCTGATAAGATCGTTGAGGGTGACGGTACTACACCAACTACTGTTACATTCCACCCAGCAATGATTGCCGCTAAGAAGATGGAGAAGAAGATCCACGATCAGCTTCAAGAGTCTGGCGCTTCTACGCACCTACGCTCTATGGCGTTTGAGATGGCCCTGCTTGGTACGGGTGTCATGAAAGGCCCATTCGCTGTAGATAAGGAATATCCTAATTGGGATGATCAAGGTGAGTATAACCCTCTTGTAAAGACTGTACCAGAGTGCAGCCACGTTTCTGCTTGGGACTTCTATCCTGACCCAGAAGCTAAGTCTATGGATGATGCTGAATATGTGGTGCAGCGCCATAAGATGTCTCGCACTCAGTTACGTGCATTGAAGAGTCGCCCCTACTTTATGTCTGACTCTATTGGCATGGCTATTGATAAAGGCCCAGATTACATTCAGAAGTACTGGGAAATGACTATGGAGGATGACGATACACAGCCATCTTCTGAGCGTTGGGAAGTACTAGAGTTTTGGGGCTTCGTAGACATAGATGTATTAGAAGAACATGGTGTAGACATACCTAAGTCGCTGAAAGACTTAGATGAAGTTAACTGTAACGTATGGGTATGTAACGGTGAGGTTCTACGCTTTGTCCTTAACCCATTCAAACCTACACGTATTCCTTACTACGCTGTACCCTATGAGCATAACCCTTACAGCTTCTTTGGTGTAGGTATTGCTGAGAACATGGATGACACACAGACGTTGATGAATGGCTTTATGCGTATGGCTATTGACAATGCTGCACTGTCTGGTAACCTTATCATTGAAGTAGATGAGACCAACATGGTTCCAGGTCAAGACTTATCTGTGTACCCCGGCAAGGTCTTCCGGCGTCAGGGCGGTGCCCCTGGGCAAGGCATCTTTGGCACTAAGTTCCCTAACGTAGCACAAGAGAACATGCAACTCTTTGATAAGGCACGTGTATTAGCAGATGAAAGTACTGGATTCCCTAGCTTCGCTCATGGACAAACCGGAGTATCTGGCGTTGGGCGTACAGCTTCTGGTATTTCTATGCTTATGTCTGCTGCTAACGGTTCTATTCGGACGGTAGTTAAGAACGTTGATGATTACTTGATTCGTCCTTTAGGTAAAGCTTTCTTCTCGTTCAACATGCAGTTTGACTTCGATAGTCAGATTCGTGGTGACTTAGAGGTACACGCCTCTGGTACTGAGAGCTTAATGGCTAACGAAGTACGGTCACAACGCTTGATGCAGTTCTTGCAGGTTGCACAGAACCCAGTACTAGCTCCCTTTGCTAAGATGGACTACATCATCCGTGAGATTGCTAAGTCTATGGATCTTGACCCAGACAAGGTTACTAACTCTATGCAGGATGCCGCTATCCAAGCTGAGATACTAAAAGGCTTTCAAGCTCCCGTACAGCCCCCTGCAGGGCCGGAAGGCGTAAACATGCCCCAAGGTAGCCCAGCACCAGAAGGACAGGCTCCACAGGGCGTACAGGACACCTCAGGTGGTGGTGGCTCTCAGATAGGCATTGGCACAGCACCGACACCTGGTGAGCAAGGGTTTACTGGCAATGTCGCTTAAAAGCTTCGTTAACGATAAGAGTACATGGGATGCGTTCCTCGTTGAGTTAGAGGAGCGTATTGAGATACAGCATCGTAGCATGGAGAGTGTTACCGATCCCGCAGAGCTATACAGACATCAGGGTGCCTTACGTGCCTTACGCAATCTACAATATTTGAGGGACAAAGTGAATGGCTGAAGTAGGTGGATTTGCTGACTTAGATAATCAAACTGAAGAAGTGTTTCAAGGTGGAACTACAGATCAATGGCGTGATTATGTAGACACATTAAAAGTAGACATTCCAGAGGTGTCCTTTAAAGATGCTGCTACTTTTGTTGCTAGTATGACACCTATTATTGGTGACGCTATGGCTGCTAAAGATGTCTATGATGAACTACAGAAAGATGAGCCTAACTACTATTTAGCGGGTGCGCTGGGCGGGGCTGCTCTTGTAGGACTTGTACCAGGTTTAGGTGACGCTGCTGCTAAAGCTATTAAGAAGGGTGCTAAAGAAGTATTTGATGTAGCTAAGCGTGTAGAGGTAGATCCTAATGCTATGGGTTCTGGTTTAGGCAACTTGAGGCTAAAACCTAAACAAGACGATGTAGCAGAAGCTGCTGCCATCTTAGATAGTGATGAGGCTCTTTCAGCTTGGCAACAGGCTAATAAGATACCTGAAAATAAACGCCAAGCAAATACAGAATCTGCTAAAGCTGCTGCAGAAGACCTATACCAAGGTAGTATCACATCCAAAGAAGCACGTAATATAATCAAAGAAGACTTACCTGTTACTTCAATATATACTGAAGAGACTATGCCTTCAATGCCTACTGTTACACAGGTCGCAGGCTCTTTAGGTAAGAAGGTACAAAAGACTGGTGTTGTGGGTGTAAAGGGTTTTGACATACCTGCAGGCACTCGTGTAGGCTCTAGGTTAGACATCCCTGCGTACAACAACTACGACACTTGGGTAGTATCTATTCATGACGGTAAGAACGACACTAAAGGTTCTGTGCTAGGTTACGGTCAGGCTGTTCGTCTTAAGAACATTAAGTTTGGGTCTGAGTCACAGGATGCACTAGATATTGCTAGAGGGAAAGCACGATTAAGGGGTGCAAAAGCAGGGACGGATACTCCAGAGAAGCCTATGGGTAAGGCTACTATTGCTCGTGTATATGGTGACTACGTCCCAGAAGACCCTTACGTCTTACAAGAACAAGCACGTAAGCTTTTATCTGACCCTGAGTGGACACAAGTAGGTATGAACCCTTACAGGCAGAGTAATTTCTATGATAAGAATACTGGTCTTCCCGTTTTTGAGGCTGATGAGGTTATTCAGGTAGGGCCATTAGTATTGGCTAAGGGCGTAAAGAAACCCACTAAAACACAACTAAAAGAGCTTGCTGTTAGAACTAAAGATGGCAAACTTAGATTATTCAACGAGGGCGGAGCAGTAATGGATGAACAAATGGAAATGGCCTTCGGTGACGCAGGTGAACGTGTAGACCCTGTGTCAGGCAATGAAGTCCCTACAGGCTCCTTACCAGAAGAAGTACGTGATGACATCCCTGCTCAACTGAGTGAAGGTGAGTATGTCGTACCTGCTGATGTGGTACGTTTCTTTGGCGTTAAGTTCTTTGAGGACATCCGTAATGAAGCTAAGCAGGGCTTTGCTAATATGGAAGCTAATGGTCGTATAGGTGGTGAGCCTGTGGTTGCTATAGGTATGGAGGTTGTTGAACCTCAAGATGACCTAGACATTATGCTTGATGATTCTGACTTTGAAGTAGTAGACGGTTATGCAGAAGGTGGTGTTGTAGGCGCAGCGTCTGACATCCTTTCAGGACAAGCTCAAGGTCTCATGGAGTATCGCCAGTACCGTAACCCTGCAGGTGAAGAGATTACTATCATGTTCTTCAATGGTATGCCTATGTCTCTCATACCAGAAGGTTATGTACCTGTTGTTACAGACACAGATCTTGCTGCAGCAGAGGCAGCAGAAACAGGTAGTGTTGCAGCGTCTAGTGTTGCACAGCAACAGCCTGTCTATACAGGTGAAGCTCAACCTATTGGTGGGGATAGTGATGACAGAACTGTCGCTGACATGCCTACACCAGAAGCCGTTAACTATAAAGAGTTGACACCTGACGAGTTAAGGGATATGGTAAAGCAAGGTAGAGAGTTAGCACCCCGCACTGTCCCCCTTATCGCAGGTTTGTTAAACCCCTTTGCAGGGTTAGCAATTAAGGCTGCTATGTGGCACCAATCTGTTCAAGTTGAGAATGAACTAAAACGTAGACTTAAAGAGCCTGACTTATCTGAAGATGCTAAGACCTTCTATGAGGATCTACTGGAAATACAGATAGCTGATAAGCCCAGCTTAGCTGATAAGATATTTAGGGATGACTCTGAAGCAGAGGCTATTTTAGGTAGGTCTTACCGTTCTCCTGCGCAACTAGCCGCTGAAGCCGTTGATGCACAAGTAGACGCTGAAGCTATTGATGCTAGTGTAAGAGCAGCGTTTGAAGGAGATATGCCTACAGGTATGGCTCAAATTGCTGATCCTGAGTCTATTGAGATTACCTCCTTAGGTGATGAACCTGGTGCTAGGGACTACAAAGGCCCACTAGCAGGTCTCTCTCCTATGCTTGATACAAAAGGTGGAATACCTGAGCCTTATGTCTATGAGCCTGAAGCACCTGCAGTTACATCACCAGACACAGCTAATGCTGCTGCCTTCTATGCTTCTGAAGATATGGTAATTGCAGATCAACGCAGAGATAAGATAAATGAATTGATGGCTGAAAAGAAAGCAGAACGTGAAGCTAAAATGGCAGAACTTGATGCTCAAATAAAAGCGCAACAGGAGCGTCTTGAAGCGCAACAGAGAGCTGCAGCTCTAGCCCAAGCGCAAGCAAGTGCACAAGCATCCCTAGCCCAAGCAGCATCTAATAACAATGATAGTAACGATACGTATCAAACAGCAATGAGGGCCGCTAGAGCAGCTGCAGATACTAGAGCAAGAAACCAAGCTGCAGGTCTAGGTGCACAAACTAAGAAGGGTAGCCTAGCAGGAAGTAAGTCTGGTTACTTTGACTAGAGTATAACTATATACCATATAATAATAAGGCTACCCAGCAATAGTGCTGGCCCCAACATAAGGAGAATAAAATGTCGGAAGCCATTCAGACGGACTCAGCGTCCCATAATCGTAACATATCTCGTGTACAACGTGATGAAGAGGAACTAAAAGCTCTGTTTAAACAAGCAGGGATTCAGACAGATGAAACAGAAGAAGAAGAAACTGTTGAAGCGGAATCCGATAGCGAAGAGCCTGTCGAGCGCACAGTTCAGGCAGAGAGTGTTACCGAACAAAAAGAAGAACCACAAGCTGAAGCACAAGATGAAGATCTAACTGCAGAAGAGAAAAACTTCAAGAAGCGTTATGGTGATCTACGGCGACACACTCAAGAGAAAGAGAAAGAGTTTCAAGCACAGCTTGATAAGCTTAAGTCACAACTAGATGCAGCTACAAAGAATGAACTTGTACTACCTAAGTCAGAAGACGAAGTAGAAGCATGGGCTAAGAAGTACCCAGACATTGCAGGTATCGTAGAAGCTATTGCTGATAAGAAAGCCAATGAACGTTCTGCTGATCTTGATGGGCGTCTTAAAGAGATTGAATCTTTACGTGCTACAGCTAAGCGTGAGAAGGCAGAAGCAGAGCTATTGTCCTTACACCCTGACTTTCAAGAGATTCGTGCTGATGATGCGTTTCATACATGGGCAGAGAAGCAGCCTAAGGTTGTACAGGATGCCCTATACGAGAACAGTGAAGACGCTAAGTCTGTAGCACGTGTTATTGATCTCTATAAGTCAGATCAAGGCATTAAGACTAAGAGTAGCTCTAGCTCAGACAAAGCGGCTGCATCCTCAGTTAAAGCTAAAGGGCGTACTGCATTGGATGCAGATGACTCCTCAAGGTATCTCAGTGAATCACAAGTAGCTAAGATGAGCCTTAAAGAATACGAGAAGCGCAATGATGAGATCTTTGAAGCTCAGCGCTCTGGTAAATTTATTTATGATATGTCTAAGAAATAACTTGACACTTATTCAATCATAGATAAAACTATAGGCATGTACAGTGTCAGGCATAAACTGCCTGTACATGCTTTTCACTAAGCACTAAAGCCACATCAAAGAACTACCTCAGACTATAGGCCCAGCGCTCAACGGACGGCCATCCTTAGAGCATAGCTGACTACCCTACTAAGACGAGCCTCTTTAGTGGATATGTAGTGTATATCTCTCACGCCATATCTATAAGGAGAATTACTATGGCTATCGGAACCGCTGGTGGTGGATTTAACGGGAACTTCTCCCCGATCATCTACTCCAAACAAGCACAAATCGCTCTGCGTAAAAGTGCTGTAACTAACGCAATCACCAACAACTCTTACTTTGGTGAGATTGCAAACCAAGGCGACACAGTTCGCATCCAAAAAGAGCCAGACGTAACCGTCAACGCTCTGCAGCGTCACACAGGTATCTCCGTAGAGAAACTTGATGACACAGACTTCTCTTTGACTATTGATAAAGCTAACTACTTTGCTTTCAAAATGGATGACATCGAAGAGCAGTTCTCTCACGTAGACTTCACCTCTTTGGCAGCCAACCGTGCAGCCTACAAAATGGCAGACGCCATGGATGAAGAATGCTTGGGTTACTTGTCTGGTTACGCTGGTGGTGCAGGCTCTTGGGCCGTCAACACAACAGCTTCTGGCGACTTGGCTAATGCTGCTGCTGGTACTGACGAACTGTTGGCAACCAACAAACTGGACGCAACTGACTTCGGTAACTTGACCATCTCTGGTACAGCTACTGCAGGTGACTCCATCCCACTCGCTCCACGCCTCCCAGGTGCAACAGCATTGTCTGCGACAACTGTTTCTCCTTTGACTGTGGTTGCACGTATGGCTCGTAAGCTTGACGTACAAAACGTTGACGCACGTGGTCGCTGGATGGTTGTTGATCCAATCTTTGTTGAGATGCTGAAAGACGAAGACTCTCGTGTACTGAACGCAGACTTCGGTGGCTCAGGCTTGATGAACGGTTTGGTTCTCAACAACCTGCACGGCTTCCGTATCTACGTATCCAACAACCTGCCTTACTTGGGTACAGGTGCTGGTACTAACGGTACAACTGCACAGTCTACTAACTACGGTGTAGTTGTTGCTGGTCAGGACGAGGCTGTTGCTTCTGCTGAGCAAATCAACAAAGTAGAGAACTACCGTGACCCAGACAGCTTTGCTGACATCGTTCGTGGTATGCACCTCTATGGTCGCAAGATCCTGCGTCCAGAGGCTCTTGTTGTTGCTAACTACAACGCTGCTTAATAAGCTTAAAGTTGGGGCTGGCTATACGCTGGCCCCTTCACTCTTTTTACAAGGCATACACTGATGGCAACTTACATTACTTTGGTTAACGAGTTACTTCGTAGGCTTAATGAAGTCACTATTAACGTGTCTGACTTTGACTCTGTTAGAAACGTCCAAGGCATTGCTAAGGATGCTATTAACTCTTCCGTGCGTGAGATATTGCAAGAGGCACAAGAGTGGCCTTTTACACTAGTCACGTATACGCAGGTACTAACTGCTGGTACTAATACTTATGACTTTCCTGCTGACTTCTCCAAGGTTGACTGGGAGACGTTTTATCTTAAAGCTTTAGAAGATGCTACTCCTGCTGCACTTCCTGTAATTACATATGAGATGTATACACGTGCGCATCGTGCTGATGAGGATAGTAGTGGCGCTGATGGCAGAGGCGTACCGACTACAGTGTATAAAACTATGCAAGACAAGTTTGGTGTTTCTCCTGTTCCCGATAAGGGGTATTCTATTGAGTACCGTTACTGGAAGTACCCAGAAGATCTAAGCCTTGCAGATGATGTTTGTGTTGTACCTAATCGCTTTAAACATATTATTATTGATGGTGCTATGATGTACATGATGCGTTTCCGCTCTAATGAACAGTCTGCTGCTGTACATCAAGACAAATTCTTAAGTGGCATTAAGACAATGCGTAGGCTTATTGTTGACAGTCCTACAGAATTGTACTCTACTATGGTTTCACGGAACTCTCCAACAAAAAGCTCCTTCTAAATGGATAACCTAAGAACTAACGTCACTGTTTGCGCTGGTGGTTTGGTCACTAACGTAGACCCTCTCACTCAGGCATCTGCTCTGAGCGGTAGTGCTATTCGTATGATTAACTATGAGCCAGCGCTTTCTGGTGGGTATAGGCGTATTAGTGGTTTTCAGAATGACTATGGTACTGTTTCAGGTACAGGTGCTATCCTTGGTGTTAACGTAAATGGCAACATACATGATGGTATTTTTGCTTGCAGAAAACCTAGTTCTGGGTATAACTATCTACACAAGTGGAATGACACTACAGATAGCTGGGATGCTGTAACTACATCTGGCACTCCAGACATGACAAGCGTAGATCGCATCAGGTTTGTTAACTATAACTGGGCTGGTGAAGTAATGCTTCTCACAGACGGTCAGAACCCTGCATCTACATATGATGGCACTACATACACACAGGTCACACACGCTAATGCACCTAACAGCCCTAAGTTTGCTGAAGAGTTTGCTTCACATATATTCTTAGCTGGTGACACTACAGACCCTTACAACTTATACTTTAGCGCACCTTTAGATGCTACAGACTTTAGCCCTGCCAATGGTTCAGGTGTTATTAACGTAGGCTACAACGTTACCGCTATAAAGAAGTTCCGTAATGAATTGTTTATCTTCGGTGCCAATAACATTAAGAAACTTGTAGGTACAAACCTAGCAGACTTCCAGTTACAGAGTGTTACATCTAACTTGGGTTGTATAGCACCTGACTCCGTAGTAGAATTTGGTGGTGACCTATTGTTCCTTGGGCCAGACGGTATTCGCCCTATCTCTGGTACTGACCGTATTGGTGACGTTGAACTTGCTCCTGTTTCTAAAGAGATCCAAGACATATTTGATAATTACTACTTGTCAGAAGACATTGTAGACATTAGTATTGTAGTTATTCGTAAGAAGTCACAGTTTAGGTTCTTCTTTAAGAATGAAAGTTCCTTGTCACTCATTGGGGCTATACGTAAATCAGCTAACAAGCAGAGTATGTTTGAGTATAGTCAGCTTATTGGTATTGAAGCTAACTGCGTTGCGTCTGGTTACATAGGACAGTTTGAGCACGTTATTCACGGCGACAACTCTGGAAAAGTATATCGTCAGGAGCGAGGGCAATCCTTTGCAGGTGAAGACATCTTTAGCTTGTATCAAACTCCGTATTACTACATGGAAGACCCTGAAGTACGTAAGAACATAATGAATATACATACGTACTTGAGGTCAGAAGGTACAACAGAAGTATTTGTAGGTGTGTCATACGATTACGATGATGTAAACACTAACAACCCTACTACTTATGACTTTTCTACAGAAGGTGCAGCAGCACTATACGGTACTGCAATCTATGGCTCAGGTGATATTTATGATGGTAATCCATCACCTAAGAAGCTAACTAACGTATCAGGCTCAGGTAACTCTGTTTCTATTAGTTACGTAACCAATAATCAAAGTGCAAGTCATACTATTCAAGCTATTACGCTTACGTATGGCACAGCAGACAGGAGATAAACCGTGGCAGGTTATACAAGACAATCTACAGCAGACATCATCCCTACAGCAACGGTACGTGCTGCCCCAATTAACGCTGAGTACAACGCTCTGCGTGATGCCTTTGCTGCATCTGGTGGTCACAAGCATGACGGTACAACAGGTGAGGGTGAGTATGTTCCCCTTATTGCTGACCTTGATGCTAATAATAAAGTACAGGTAAATACAGGTGCTAACACGGTAGACTTCTACGTTGAAGTGTCTGGTGTTCCAGTACAACAGATTAGTGTACGTGACGGTGTTATTCGTCCTATTACAGATAATGACATTGACCTTGGTGCTACAGGTGCTGAGTTTAAAGACTTGTACATTGACGGTATTGGTTACATTGATACTCTGGCTGTTCATGAGAATGCTACAGTAGCAGGTACATTAAATGTAACTGGTGTTATTACTGCCCCTGCTGGTGTCGTAGCTAACATCACAGGTAACTTGACAGGTAATGTTACAGGCGACATTACTGGTGATCTGACTGGTGATGTTACTTCTACAGGTACATCTACCTTTGCAGATATTGATACTGTTGACCTTGCTGCCACAGGTACTACAGTTATTACATCTGGTGACATTAACTCCGGTACTATTGATAACTCTGTAATTGGTAGTGCAACTCCTGCCGCTGGTACATTCACAACACTCAACGCTAACACAAGCCTGACTGCAGCTACTGCCGACATCAACGGTGGTACTATTGATGGTGCTACTATCGGTGCTACTAGCCATACAACAGGTAAGTTCACTACACTTCAATCTACAGGCCAAGCTACACTTAATACTGTAGACATTAACGGTGGTAACATTGACGGTACTGTAATCGGTGCTGTAGGTACTGCCGCTGGTAGCTTCACTACTTTGTCTACATCTGGTCAGGGTACTTTTGCTACAGTAGATATTAACGGCGGTTCTATTGACGGTACAGCTATTGGTGCCTCTAGTGCATCCTCTGGTGCTTTCACTACTGTATCAGCCTCTGGTGGCCTTACAGGTAACCTCACAGGTAATGTAACGGGTAACGTCACTGGTAACGTAACAGGTGCAATCACTGGGAATGTTACAGGTGATCTGACAGGTAACGTAACCTCTGCAGGTACATCCACATTCAACAACGTGACTATTGACGGTACGTTGAACATGAATGCTGGTACTACCGCTACCATCACTAACCTTACCTCACCTACTAATACTAATGATGCAGCCACTAAAGGTTATGTAGATACACAGGTAGCCAACCTTGTAGATTCAGCACCGGGTACACTTGATACTCTCAATGAGCTTGCTGCAGCATTAGGTGATGACGCAGACTTTAGCACTACAGTAACTGACAGCATTGCCACTAAGCTTCCTCTAGCTGGTGGTACAATGACTGGTGCTATTGCCATGTCTACCAATAAGATTACTGGTGCAGGTGATCCTACAGCGGCACAGGACGTAGCTACTAAAGCATATGTAGACACACAGGATGGACTGCAGGTCACTAAGTCTGGTGATACTATGTCTGGTAACCTAGCTATGGGTTCCAATAAAGTTACAGGTCTTGCTGCACCTACAGATGCTAATGATGCTACCTCTAAAACGTATGTTGATGGTATTCTTGGTTCAGCTACTGCCGCCTCTGCCAGTGCCGCTGCAGCCGCTACATCTGAAAGCAATGCAGCTACCAGTGAGACTAATGCAAGTAACTCAGCCAGTGCAGCATCTACCAGTGAAGCTAATGCAGCTGCATCCTATGATAGCTTTGATGATCGTTATCTTGGCGCTAAAGCTACAGCCCCTACAGTAGACAATGACGGTGATGCACTTATTACTGGTGCATTGTACTTCAACACAACCACTAACATTATGAACGTATATGGTTCATCTGGTTGGCAGTCTGCTGGCTCTGCTGTTAATGGTACATCAGATCGTGTTACTTATACTGCTACTTCAGGTCAGACAGTCTTTGCTGCTACCTATGATGCAGGTTACGTAGACGTATACTTGAACGGTGTTAAGCTACTAGCTGGCACTGACTTCACAGCTACGAATGGTACAAGCATTACGCTTGCCTCTGGTGCTGCAGTAAACGATATCGTGGACATTGTAGCTTATGGTACATTCGTCCTAGCTGATCATTACAGTAAGTCTCAGTCAGATGCTCGTTACGTTGAAGTAGCTGGCGACACTATGACAGGCAATCTGTCCTTTGGCGACAACGACAAAGCCATCTTCGGCGCTGGGTCAGATTTGATGGTGTATCATGATGGGTCTAATAGTTGGATTAAAGATGAAGGCACTGGCGTTCTGGCAATTACGACCAACGGCAACGGCATTGGCTTTTACGATCCAACAGGCACAGAACCCATGTTGTTTGCCACAAAAGACAATTCGGTAGATTTATATTTCAATGGCTCAAAGAAACTCGCCACCACCTCCACAGGTATTGACGTAACTGGCACTGTGACGGCTGATGGGATTGCTTTAGGTGACAATCAGGTAGCCACATTTGGTGCTGGCAATGATTTAAAAATCTGGCACGATGGTTCTAATTCTTACATCAAGGACCACGATGCTGGGAATCTATTTATCCAAGGTTCCCTTACAGTAACTATTGAAGATGTCAGTGGAAACAACATGGCGGTCTTTAATGACGGAGGTTCGGTTGATTTATATTATGGGGCAACAACCAGACTCGCCACAAAGAGCAATGGCGTAGACATCACGGGTACTTTGACCAGCGATGGGCTGACTGTGGAAATGAGTGCTGATGGTATTCCATATGCAACTTTTGACAATGACTTTTCTTATGTTGGTGATGGTGTTGGTGTAAAGCTGCGCCACAATGGCGGAAACTATTCTACCATTTATAGCTACTTGCCAGGTGGTGGTGATACAGACCTCTATATAACAACCACAAATAATAGCGTGTCAAAAACCGCTATGAAAATCTCTGGCGATAACGACATCAGCTTCTACGAGGACACAGGCACGACACCAAAGTTCTTCTGGGATGCGAGTGCTGAGTCGTTGGGCATTGGGACGACTTCGCCAACGTATAAACTTGATGTGAACTCTGGCAATACTAATGCAGTTGCCCGTTTTGAAAGCACAGATGCTGCGGCTGAAATAGATATTGTCGATAGTGGTGGTTACTCACGCATTAGCAACGTCAATGGCAGCCTGTTATTTGAGGCTGATAGAGGAAATGCTACAGCAAGTTCTACTATTGAGTTTGATATTGATGGCGCAGAACGTATGCGCATCTCAAGCAGCGGGAACGTGGGCATTGGCGATCTTGGCAACGCCGCAACCCTACTGCATATTGGTAGCACTGGAACCCCAGAGTTTAGGTTGCAAGACCTTGATGCAGGTGGTGGATACTTGTCAGTAACGCACAATGCGGGAACATCAACTATTAGTGCTGACCCCTCTAATTCAAGCGGCAGCCCTACACTTGTGTTTAAAACTGTAAACGCAGAACGCATGCGCATCACATCTGGTGGCGGGGTGTCTGTAGGTACAACTGGGCTACCAACCTCTGGCACCGCAGGGGTATCCTTACAACCAGCGGGTAATGTTCACTGTGGTCTTGCTACTACGTCTGCGGCTGACGTTATGAGGTTTGATAACCCAAATGGTCGAGTAGGCTCTATCACAGTATCTGGCTCCTCCACCTCCTACAACACATCCTCAGACTACCGCCTAAAGACTGACGCACAGCCAATGACAGGTGCATCTGCTCGTGTCCAAGCACTGAACCCAGTCAACTTTGAGTGGATTGCAGACGGTACTCGTGTCGATGGTTTCCTTGCGCATGAAGCACAAGCGATTGTCCCAGAGGCTGTCACAGGCACTAAGGACGCAATGCGTGACGAGGAGTACGAAGTTACTCCAGCGGTTCTTGATGAAGATGGCAATGTTGTAACTGAAGCTGTCATGGGTACTCGCAGTGTTCCTGACTACCAAGGCATTGACCAAAGCAAGTTAGTACCTCTGCTGACTGCTGCACTGCAAGAAGCACTCACAAAGATTGACGACATGGAAGCACGACTAGCAGCGTTGGAAGCTTAATGAAAAGTATACCTATAGATAAACAAGCACACTTCCTAGCAGGTGCAGCAATAGCTTCCACAGTGACGCTGTACAGTACCCCTCTGCTTGGCTTGTTGTTATGCTGTGTAGCTGCTGTAGGAAAAGAACTATATGACGCCACAGGGCGAGGTACACCAGATGTATGGGATGCCGTTGTAACAATCTTAGGTGGTGCAGTTGTACTACCATACATCTTACTAAGTTAGAGGAACGCATAGATATGACACGAGCAAGAGACTTAGCTGATAGTGCCGATAAGGACATTGTTGGTACACTTACATTAGACGGGCTAGATGTAGCTGGCAACGTGTCAGTAGATGGCGGCACAATCAAGCTGGACGGGAATTATCCTGTTGGTACACGCAACGTGGCGTTGGGTGATACTGCGTTAGATAGCATTACATCTGGTGCGTTTAATAATATTGCAATAGGTGATGCGGCTTTAACGGCATTAACCGATGGAGA